ATTATCATGGTTAATCGTTGCCATTAAATGGAAAGAATATTCCTTAATATTGATTAATTCAGTATTATTAGCGATTTACTTGGTTGGATTATATGTTGCTTAAAAACAACACTCTCAAAATAATGCTTGACATTACTAGTGGTTCATGTATAATGGATCCTGTAATGAGAAAGGAATCTTTATGAGAAAAAAACGATCCGACCGTAACCATGTATTATATCGTGTTATTTGTGCCGATACTGGAGATTCATATATTGGATTAACCGTTGCACAAGGTCAGGCTTATGTTCGGTCTGTTAAGGTTCGCTGGCAAAAGCATGTTAGTCGTGCTATGAAAGAAAATAAAGAATGGTCGTTTTGTTCTTTTCTTCGGAATAACATAGAAGCTGAATATCGCTACGAAGTTTTGGAAGTGATTCGTGGTAGAAAATCAGCTCATCAGCGAGAGCGTGAGTTGATTGTTGAATTAGAACCTAGTCTTAATACTTTTTAGGTGTAGAAATGAAAGTTGTAATTAATAATTGTTATGGTGGCTTTAGTTTGTCGGAAGCGGGAATTGCTCGGTACCTGGAATTGAAAGGTATTGAATGGCCTAATGCTGGTTTTTATGACCGTGATATCCCTCGTGATGATGCAGTTCTGATTCGGGTTGTTGAGGAATTAGGAGATGCTGCCAACGGTGCTTGTGCTGATTTAAAAATCGTGGAAATTCCAGATGGCGTGGATTGGGAAATTGAAGAATATGATGGTAATGAATGGGTAGCTGAAAAGCACCGCACTTGGAGTTGAAAATGAAATTTAAATTATTAGTTGTCTCTGGCGTTGTTGCACTCTCGGGCTGTTCTTCTCCGCCTGTCCATAAGTTATCTGGATATGATGGCCCGGAAGCTATGCACCGAAAAGAAATTGTACAGGCTTCTAGAGAATGTACGGATGAAAAAATGCGACCTAAAGTTGAGTATGTAACACAGAAAATTAATTCTGGCGGTCGTGTTCTTATTCCAATTAATGTACATTGTGATCCTGTTGAACCTCCCGGTGGTTATCATGCACCAAAACATCCACCTGTTTATTATCCACAATCTCAGTATTATGATACCAATCAATTAAATTATAGTCGATCTGTAGGCAGTTTTAGTGGAATGGTTATTCCTATGTCTAATGGCCCGACTCCGATACCACATGGCACTAGTTACCCTCCATCATATGGACGTAGATGGTGATTATAGGTTTTAAATTTAGGAAAAAATATGCCAAAACTTATATATGACATAACAAGCATTTTATTAATTGCTTCCGTTAATGCAGCAATAATTGCATTTTTAATTTATGTGTTTTTTTTATGATTAGCATTTTAATAGCATTGGTGTGCATTATCGTTGCACCAATTTTATTATTAGGCTTTGCTTTGGTTCTTGCTCTTATTGCAAGTAAATATTTGAATTTCTAGTGTTGTTTTTTAGCAACATTATCCAAAAAGTCCTTGACTTCTTTGCCGGTTCGTGTATAATGGATCCTGTTGAATTAGAAAGGAAATAAAATGTTGAAAACCGAAAAATTTGAAGTCCGTGATGTTATCCGCTCTTACGATTTTAAACCTATGGTTGGTCGGGAAGATTGCTTCGTTGAAGGTGAAATTTTAGAAATCACCAACGAACAAGGCTATAATGCCTATAAAATTGTGGTGACAAAAGATTCGTGGTCTGATTCGGAAGACAAAGGCCGATTTGGTAAAATCGTGTATTGCCCTGTTGCGGTGTTTCACAACGATTATCCAGGTCGTGTTATTAATTTATCAAGGATTTGAAATGGCAGTAATGAAAGAAATTTATACCGAGATCCAGGAATTGTTGGAAGATTCCGACAATACTCCGCTGATGATAGCTCGTAAGTTGGGTATACCCGTTGAGTGGGTATTTGAAGTTTTAGAATATGCTGATATTGATTCAGATAATAATTTCTGATTATCATAGTCCGTTAAAGGAATTTAAATGAGTTGCACTAAGCGTAACCTTATCGCAAAGGATTTGAGAACACCTAAGTACCGTATGCGGGTTGCGGTTTCAAAAAAGGTCTATGACCGCAACCGCATTAAACGCACCGAACAAAAGGATGTTTATGTCGGAACCTAATGCGACTCAATTTGATGGGTTTTATTTGATGCCGGGAAACGATGAAGGTTCCCTAAAATTGTCTTATTTTGATTTTTTGGATGATTTTGATAAAGGCGAAAAAGTTGATGGCACAAAATTTGGTGATATGTACCATGTTATATTCTTTAAACAGAGTGAAAATGGTGAACCAGAATTTGATGACCACTTTGAGGCAATTTTTAGTGATCCAGAGGCATATGTTCACGGCTTGATTCGTGCAAATGTCTACGGATGCTTTGTTAGAAAGACGGAAAACAGCTATAAATGGGTTGATGATTACCTAAAAAGCACTTTGAATCGTGTTACACTATTGAAACTGAAAAATTATGCAAAAAAAATTGCGGAGAATTTAAAATGAGTGGAAAATTTGATTTTAGTGATGCTGAAACAAGAAATTGGTTGAGAGATTTGTTAAAAAGTGAAGTTGTAACGCTGACTTTTACGAAAAAAGACGGAACGAAGCGTGAAATGCTCTCTACTTTGTGTGAATCACGAATTCCTAAGTCGGAAAAGTCATCGGAAAGTGCTGGAACACGAAAATACTCGGAAGAAGCTCAGCCGGTGTATGATATTGAAGCAAAAGGCTGGCGAAGTTTTCGCTGGGACTCACTTTCAATGATTGAATTTTCAATCGGAGACAAAAGTGTTGAATAATCTCAAAGAAAATGCTATGATAGCAGCCGGCGGACTAGTTGCTATCATGCTGGCTGTTGCATTTTTAGTTCTTGGCCCGATTTTTGTAATTTGGGCATTAAATATGCTATTTCCAATCTTAGCAATCCCTTATTCGTTTGAAACTTGGTGTGCGGTTATTGTTTTAGCCTGGTTTATGCGAATGAAAGTTTCTATTAAAGGATAATTATGAAATACATTGTTGAAACACTTGGTATCTTCCGCATGGTTCATGTGGTTGAAGCTGAAAATAAAGATGAGGCATTTCGTATTGCTCAAGCAGCTGATGATAATTGGCAAGAGCACTTAGGTGAAATGCGGGTTGATATTTGCGAGTACACCGAAGAACAGATTGCACATTTCAAGAAAAAACAGTATTTCTCGGATCATGTGTCTTTTAAAGATGAAAATGGTGTTCTTTCATATCTCCACCCAAATGGTGCAGTTGTTCCGTATAAGTAAAGGTAAATAAGAACACTCTTATTGAAATACACTTCAGGTAGGCTAGCCAACATTATATCTTATCGGGTATAATCAGGAGTGTATTTCAATAAGGGTGGATGTCTGAGTGGTTTAAGGTAGCTGATTTGAAATCAGCCGTGTGTCAAAGCACCGTAGGTTCAAATCCTACTCCACCCGCCAAATTTATAGGAGAAAGTAATGCCAGCAGTATTTCTTGTTAGCGACACACATTTCGGTCATGCTGGTGTATGTCATTTTACACACGGCGACACCGGAGTGAAGATTAGACCATGGACTGATCCAGATGAAATGGATGAAGCGATGGTCAAACTCTGGAATGAAAGAGTAGGAAAGAACGATAAGGTATATCACCTCGGCGATGTAGTGATGAAACGCAAGAACCTTGGTATTATGCGTAGGCTGAATGGTGACAAAGTATTGATTCGTGGTAACCATGATATTTTTAAAGATGATGAATACCGTGAACATTTCAGAGAGCTTCGTGCTTATCATGTGCTGAACGGAATGATTCTTTCACATATTCCACTTCATCCACAAAATCTTGGAAGATTTGGTGTAAACATTCATGGACACCTCCATACGAATCGTGTTATGAAGGCTAAAGGTATTAATTATCCTACTGGAGAAATTATCTACAGCGAAACAGAGATTGATCCACGATATCATTGTGTATGCGTAGAACAAACAGATTTTGCACCTATTCTTTTTGAAGATGTAATTAAAAGAATTGAAACACAAGGTGGTAAAGTAGGTTTTCACAACGGAAATCAATAGTGCGATGGCTGAGTGGTCAAAAGCAACGGATTGCAAATCCGTAAAATCGTCAGTTCAAATCTGACTCGCACTTCCACTTTAGAATTCTGCTGTTAGTATAATGGATAATACATAGAGCTTCTACCTCTAGAATGTGGGTTCAATTCCTGCACGGCAGACCAATTTAAAAGGAAATAATATGAAAAGATTACTTATTATTTCGTTATTGTTTTTTTGTGTAAAGATTTTTGCTTCAGAGATTTATGTAATACCAAATGTTGATGGTCTTAGCATAATGTTAACAGAGAAGAATTGTCCATATCTTCAAAATAGTGTTTTTAGATTAGCTTATGCTAAAGAAGAAAATATTACAATAACCGGATGTTGGGCTTCAGATTCAAATGTAGTATTAATTATTTGGAATGTTAACGGTAATGTTTTTCAACAAATTTATAATGTTTCAGATTTTGAATTGATGAAAATTATTTAATTGCTCGGTTCGTCTATTGGTTAGGACACCGCCCTTTCACGGCGGTAAGACCAGTTCAATTCTGGTACCGAGTGCCAAGTTTTATCTGAGTGTAGTGTAGTCTGGTAACATACCTGGTTTGGGACCAGGCGTCCAAGGTTCAAATCCTTGCATTCAGACCATTTTTATTGTCTAGTAGCTCAGTTGGTAGAGTAGATGACTGTTAATCATTTGGTCGCTGGTTCGAGCCCAGCCTAGACAGCCAATATTGCCCTGTTAGCAGAGTGGTAATGCACCTCACTTGTAATGAGGGGATCGGCGGTTCAATTCCGTCACAGGGCACCAGTTTTATGCGAGATTAGTTTAGTGGTAAAACTCCTTCCTTCCAAGTAGGTGTCATCGGTCCGATTCCGATATCTCGCTCCAAACTCCTGTAGCTCAACGGTAGAGCAGGAAACTCATAATTTCTTGGTTGTTGGTTCAAATCCAGTCGGGAGTACCAAAAATGCATTTATGTATTTAAATATGCATAAATATGTATTATGGGGATACATACTAAATTCAATAGTGTCCTTTGTCATGTTATATTCTTAGCGGCTCAGCCCGCATTTGCCAGCGAATTAGTTCATCAATTTAATAGCCCAGCCTTTACCGGTATGGGCTATTCTTCGCATGTCCTAACTATTGAACAGTTAGAAAAACAACGCCAACAAAAAATAAAAGACGAGAAACAATCGGCTATAGATAAAGCTGAGCGTGACGCTAAAAATACTAATATAGCTAAATTCTTGGTTAATGTTGAATCAAGGATTTACGCACAACTATCAAAACAACTTGCTGACCAAATGTTTGCAGAAGGTGGCAAGTCCAATGGAACAATGGAGTTTCAAGGTACCACAATCTCTTGGGTTAAAACAGGAAAAGATGTAACACTCACGATACTAGAGACAAATGGTAATCGCACAGAGATCACGGTGCCCATTTCAGGATTTGCATTTTAGATGAAATACCTTTTTGTCATTCTTCTTGCATTATTATCTGGATGTGCTAGTACACAATTAGAAATGATGCAACAAGAGCCAGTTAAAATTGAATCAAAGAAATCATTGGCTGATAAGTTGCCTTTATTAGATGGACCGCCAATGACAGTTGCGGTATATGGTTTTATTGATAAAACAGGTCAGAATAAACCTAATGAGAAGTTGGCATTATTCAGTAAAGCCGTTACTCAAGGTGCAGAAACATTTTTGATAAAAGCTTTAAAAGATTCTAAGAATTGGTTTAAAGTTGTTGAAAGAGTTGGGTTGGATAATCTAATTAAAGAAAGACAGTTAATTAGAAATCAAAGAGAAGTGTATGAAGGCAAAGAAGCTAAACCATTAAAACCTTTGACCATTGCTGGAATCATGATTGAAGGC